AATGGAGTCATGGAGGTGCTGATACAATAGCGAAATGTTTGGGAATAACTGGAAAGAATGCTTGGCTTCGACAGATTGTGGAGGGAGATATAAAGAATTTTGATGCGTCTGTACTTGAGGCGTTCGTAAATTTGTATTTTTCGACAATGACCATTCATATGGATAATTCACACGAGGATTTTCCCTTGTTTGAGAAAATTATTCGTTACTTATTGGCTCAAATGTTAAGGCGTTTTACACGTGTGTTTGGGGATATCTGGGCATTTATTTCAGGAGGTGTGCCATCAGGAGCGTATAATACATCGCATATGGATTCATGGATTATGCTCCTATATTTTTGCCTTTTTTGTGTTTACACTATTGCTATTACAGAGGATCTTGAATTGAGAGAGCAGCTAGAATTGGAGTTTGTTCAGTGGATTCGAATTGTTGTCTATGGTGATGATCATTTATACAATAAGGGAGTAGGTCAAGGATCGCATCATTTCTCGGGGTTTGCGTTTGCATCGTTTATGAAGATGCATTTTAATGTTGAGGTGCGAGATTTGAAAGATGGTATACCCTTTTGTTCAGTAGTTAAAGATGGATGGCTTGTTGAATGTGGAGCAACTTTATTGAAACATCAGTTTGTTGAGAATTTGAATAAGACAGAAGGACAGTCCACGTTTTTGCCATTTCGTGAGTCAAGGGAGTTTATTATTCGAGCAGTATGGGGGCGTGAGACACGAGCACGAGATGAAGTAGATACATTGTTATCAATACTTGGACATGCGTATGGAACTTATGCGTCGAATCGGGATGCATATGATCGTTTGCATTTTCTTTATGCAGAAATAGTATCTTTAATAGGTGTTGAAAATTTGTCCTCACGCTTAATGGCACGGATTTCAAATGATGATCTTAAGAAAATTCGTGCTTTAGGTATACGCCCAGAAGACTTGGTAAGTGGTTTTCCTACCTGGGATATATTAGAAGAAAAAAATACCGTGGATGAAGCGTATCAAGACATTTCTAGTCTTCCATTTGATGCTGTTGATGTTATGGATTTGCC